TCCATTGCCAGGTGATCACGCTCGTTCCCCACGCGGTGGGCTCGATCGCCTGGACGACGAGAAGCGTCTCGCCGGGGGAGAGCTCGATCGGCTCGCTCACAGCGCCTTCCAACCGGGTGTCGAGGACAAACGCGAAGTAACGCATGGGAGAACTCTCGAAGAGCCGCGACTTGTCGCGCTCTTCTTATGCGATGAGCGAATCGGGGATCGTCTCGGCGCCGCCGGTCGCCGTCGGCAGCAGCAGCGGCTCGCCCGTCAGCAAGCGCATGCCGTGGATGTCCCAGACACGATCGAGCCAGGTGATGATATGGCTCATCGTGCGGTTATTCGTGATCGTCGCCGCGATTGTATCACCCTTCACCCAGGGCGTGGCGCCGCCGATGATCGCCAGCTTCGGATCCTGCGCCCAGAGGTCGGATGCCTCGGCGATCGCAACCCCCCCCACGTAGATGTTCTCGGTGTCGCCGAGGGCCGTGGAGGTCTCGAGGATGATCTCCGTCGCGGCCGGGATGAGGTACGGCGTCCAGACCAGCGTGGCATACCAGACATAGGCAGCGGTCAGAGCCGTGCAGTCCACGGTGGAGGCGCAGGGATCGAGCGTGTTGAGGATCGTGCCGGCACCATCCTGGAAGCTCAGGCGGAGCGCGCCGGCCGTCGGAAGCCCGGTGCCGTACCGGACGACGGGGCCGATCAGGTAGGGCCGGGCCGGGCGCAGCAGCGTCGCGCTTGCGCCATCGCACGGCTGGGGCAGCGATGGTTTCGTGCCGATAGCATCACCGACGAGCTTGAGGTGCTTCGTGCCGACGTAGGGTTCATCCGTGCATTCGAGGATGTGTGTTCCGGGGGTGCCGGCCTTCGGCGGGCCCCAGTAGCTCGGGACGTTGGTGACGAAGGCCTGCATGGTGCCGTTGGAGACGATGTTCTTGCCCGGCCCCACGCCGCGCTGCCGAGCCAGGGCGATCGAGGTCATGCGGCCGGTGAGGCCGCTGCCGCCCTTGCTCAGCCACTCGTGGCACAGGTTCGGTTTCGTCGCCTTGCCGGAGACTTCGAAGACTTCCTCGCCGGCGAGGATCCCGCAGCGCGGCCCCTGGGCATCGGCGGTGCAGCGCATCGTGAGCTTCTCGGGGCGCGCGTTGGCCAGGTAGGCGCCGGTGCGATCCTTGATGCCGACAGCGCCCACGCCGTCGCCCGTGTTCGTATGTCCGGGGGCGCCGTAGGCGACCGTGGCGGCGACCGTGCAGTCGTTGAGCGTCTGGCTGTCTGTGATCATGAACTCGCGAAGCTTGCGGACCATCGCGATGACTTGCTCGCGATCGCGCATCGCCTCGAGCAGCTCCTCAGCGCCGATCTGGCGGATAAAGAAATGCCCGGTGGCGTTGGCGATCGCCTGGCTGTTGAGGTGGACGGCCTGGTCGATGTTGTCGAACGCGCGCAAAGCCTCGTTGAGCTCGTAGAGTTCGGCCTCCTCGGTGTCGCCCACGATCAGGCCGCGTTCGGTCTTGAGGTCGGTGCGCAGCGTGTCGAGCGTCGCCAGGCGGGCGAAGATGCGGCAGATGGCATCGAAGGCGCCCTGCGTCTCGCCGCTCTTCTGATACGGGAATGCCATGGTTCAATTACCTCACGCTGGATCTAGGATGATCATGTTGCCGGGATTCAGAATCTCGACATCGGGATCGATCCACGGTTCAAAGTCGGTGTACTTCCCTGCGCGCACGCACAGATCACTCGGCAACACCGGATCCGCCTGCCACCACCGGCCTCCAAACGCGTGTTCACAATACATGGCTGACCAGTCGCAGCTTGCCTTGTAGCGCACCATGTTGTAGGGCGATGGATCGCCCTCGTGATGATCGCAGCGGAGCTCCAGCAACTCCCCGTAGGCGAAGCGGACATGCGGATACTCAAGCGAGAAGTCGCCCTCCAGCTCGCCGTCGATGAAGCGTTGGACGTGATCGGTGAAGTAGACGATGTCGTTCGAGTCGTTGATGCCGCGGTAGATCCGGGCGTTGGGGTCGAAATGGGCCCGGATCATGAACGCGACCTCGTGAATGCAGTAGAACTCGGGATAGTCGTGAGCCGGGGACATCGCCTTGAATTGCGTGTGGATGATGCGCATGTACTCTGCGCACGGGGGCACGGCCCAGGTCGGGCAGTCCCCGCCGCCCCCGGGCGCGCAGCAGCACTTCTTGGCGAGGAGTCCTCCGCCGATCGGGTGCGGCCGATACGGCTTGATGTCCGGTGGCGGTCCTGGTCCGGGCGTGCGTGGCATTATGAGCATCCTCCACAGCCCCCGCCCCCGGCCCCCGGAAGTTCGGCGCCCGAAAGTCGCGCCAGGCCGTTAAGCTGCTCGAGCTGCTCGATCGTGGTCATGAACTTCGCGCCGTTCTTGCAGGTCACCCGCAGGGCGTTCGGCGCGCTGAACCGCGGCCAGGGCGTGCCCAAAGCGCCCGTGGCGATCCACATCCGCACGGGCTGTCCGTTCGGGATCGGCAGGACCTCCACCTCGACGATCTCATCGCTCATCTGCCCGCCGTAGGGACTGACGATCTGGCCGAATCCGTTGAGCATCTCGACCTGGTTGTGCGCCCAGGCGAAGTCGAGCCAACTGAAGCCGTTCGGGTCCGGCACTTCATGCGCGCCATCGGCCATCGCGCTCTGCCAGGTGTAGGCGCGCGGCCAGGCCCCGTAATCGTTGCCGGTGATGATGGCCGTGAAGAGGGTGCTTGTCGGGGCCTCGAAGACGAAACGCGTGTCGCCCTGCCAGGTCCGCTCGGCGCGGAGCTCGACGATCCTTCCTTCCGGGATGGGAGGCAGGACCAGTCCGCCCCCGTTCCCTTCGCTCGCGGCCTCCAGGCGGTTGATCGCCATGCGTTCCGGCACGCCGTCGTCGGTGAGCGCATCCTCCTGCCAGAGGTACATGCCATAGGTCGGGCTGAGCAGCTCGCCATCCAGCACCCGCTCAGTCCAGGGATAGCACCAGCCCCAGCGATCGGGTGCGATCGGCTGCGCCTTGCCCAGGCGCACGGCGAACCGATCGCGATCCCGCGGTCCGACCTCGAGCAAGGCCAGGCGTGCCTCGCCGCCGCCGGCGATGACCCCATCCGTGGGCTGCCCGTCCGGGGGCTGCTTCCAGAGGATCCGCGCACCGCCGGAAAAGCCGCTCTGCAGGACCTGCTCGCCCGGGCACGTATCCGCACAGGTGTGTTCCTCATCATTGATGATCACGATTCCGGGGGTGATGCCGCGGATGACCGCGTACCCGATCTTGCCGGCCGGGATCGGCTCGCGGGCGATGACGAACCGGCCGTGATAGGCATGCGGGTCATCCCAGTTGATCGCCGCGCCGCGCAGGGCTGGACGGGCCTTGAATTCCGCATCATTGCCCCCATCTTCCGGGGGCCCGGGCTCGATGATCACGCCCTCGATGCCGAGGATGCCGAACCGCGGCAGATCCTCATCGCTCTCATTGCGCACGAGGACCACCTCCGGCCGCGGCAGCGTGAGCCGATCGCCGCGCTGCACGTCGATCCCATCGCGCCGGACGCGCTCCGCTTCGGCCGCATCGATCATCGCGTTGTACGCGCGCGCCGGGATGCGGAGCGGATCGCCCGTCTGAACTCGATGGAAGAGATGCGTCATGATGAGCCGATCTGCAGGTCGGCGAAGGTGTCGAGCAGTAAGACCTGCTCCACATAGGCGGCGATCGGACGCTGCACGAGCGCCTTCGCGTCTTCATCCTCGGCCTCGCGGTAGAGGACCCAGAGGTATTCCCAGCCCTTCTTGTTGATGCCCGTGATCGGGCCGACGGTGAGACCCGTGGCGTTCTTGCTCGCGGCGAAACTGAAGGCGATCTGCCACAGATCGGCCGGATCATCGCCCGGGCGGGAACCGCGCGCACCGAGGAAGAGGACCTCGCCGGCCTGAAAACCCTTGAACGTCGCATTGTTCGCGGAGCCGGTGAGGCGCGAGAGCTTCGCCTTGTAGGCTTCCGTGACCTGGCTCGCCGTGAAGTAGTGCGTCTCGGACCACTGGTAGACGGGCACGGTGATGTCCACGCCCTGCACGCCGTCCTTCGTCACGCCGATCGCCCCCTGGAAGTCGGGCGCTGTCTGGTCCGGCGGGGCGTACTTGCCGATCGTGGCGAGGCTCTGCGTGATGTGCTGCGTGCCTCCGCCGGTGTCGAAGCTGAAGGTGCTGTCCTCCGGCTCGGGCGGCGCGCTGCCGCTTCCATAGCCGTAACTCACGCGGCCGAGGAAGGCGCCGCCTCGCTGCTGGAGGCCGGGCATCTCATCGACTTCGCCATCGACGCGGGGCAGACCGCCATGGGCCGTCGGCGCGGCCTCGAGGAGGGCCGTGCGCGCTTCGCCGGCGTCTGTCGTGCCCGTGATGAGGTAGCCCAGCTCGCCGCGATCGCCGCTGAGCCGGCGGCCGAATTGTTCCGCGACTGTGATGGGCATGACTTATGTGAAGACCGCTCCGTTCTGCTGGATTGCTCGCTCGATGCGTTTCGTGTTCCGCGCTGTCTCCTCGGTCGCATCGGCGGTCCGTTCGGCCGCCTGGGATTCGGCGAGCAGGCCCTGGATGGCCGCGGCGTTGAACGTCCCACGGACGGTCATGCCGGTCTTCGCCGCGATCGCGGTGCCCGCGGACTCGAGGCGTTCGAGCAGCTCATCGAAATCGGCCCCGAGCGGGCCGGCCCCGCCGGCCCCGGCACCGCCCCCGGCGGCGCGCTGCTCGGCAGCCCGGGCGCGGGCCTCATCCAGCTCGCGCCGGGCGTCGGCGAGTTCCTGTTCGGCCTGCCGCAGCCGCTCATTCTTCCGTTCATCGAGCTGCTTGAGCGCCTGCTGGCGCTGCGCATCGACCTCGGCCAGGGCGGCGGCCTTCTCCGCCTCGCGTTCGGCGTCCGAGCGCGTGCGGCGCCGCTCGGCCTCGGCGATCGCTTTCGCCCGCTCATCTTCGATGCCGACGAGCTGCTCGGCGAGCTGGTCGGCGCCGAGCTTCTGGGCAGCCCCGACGTCGAGGCTCTCATCGAACATGCCCATGAGCTCCAGCCAGCGGTCGGCGATCCAGTTCTGGGCGATCGCCCAGCCCTCGCGGAAGGCCGAGGTGAAGTTCGTCCAGGTCTTGGACAATGCGGCCGTGAAGTTCGGGAAGTTGCGCTCGAAGAAGTCGCGGACCTCGATCCACGCCTTGCGAACGCCGCTGAAAGCGTTGATGGCCACCTTCTGAAAGCCGCTGCTGAAGTTGATCCACAGGCGCTCGAGGCCATCGGTGCCCTTCTGCCAGGCGACCTTCAGGCCGGCCCAGAGGACCTTGACCGCCAGGGCGATGTCGCCGGCGGCGAGCGCATCAACAATTCCGCCCACGATGTCGCCCACGAAATCGCGCAGCTTGCCGAACTTCTCCGACAGCCACGTGAGCGCCGCCGAGCCGGCGCCGGTCCATTTCAGGATCGCCGCGCCCAGGGCGACGACCGCCACGATGGCCAGGCCGATCGGCGAGAGCAGGGCGCCGAGAACGGTGACGACGACGCCGAGGACGGCGCCCACCGTGGACACGATCGTGGCCAGGACGCCGAATCCGGCAGCGATGGCCGCGATGAGGCCCCCGGCGATGAACAGCGCCGCGCCCACTGCCACGAAGAGCGCCAGGATCTTGGCCGCGCCGACCACGAGCTGGCGATTGCGCTTGATCCAGTCGACGACGCGGAGGGTGATCCGCATCACGGTCCGCGTCAGGGAGATGATCAGCGGCGCCAGAGCTGAGCCGATCACGAAGGCGCCGTTCTTGAGCACCCGCCAGAGCCGGTTCCACGTGTCGGTCAGCTCAGCCGCATCGGCCGCGGTCTCGGTCGAAATCGTCAGGCCCAGGGCCCGGGCTTCCTCCTGGAGCGCCTCGATGCCCGCCGCGCCATTGGCGAGCATGGGCAGGAGCTGCGTGCCGGCCCGGCCGAAGATCATCATGGCCAGGGCGGCCCGCTTGCTGGGATCCTCGATCTTGCTCAGCCGGTCGGCGATGAGCTTGAACTGCTGCTCGGGTAACAGGCCCTCGAGATCATCAGCCGCCAGGCCCAGCTCATCGAACGCATCGACCTGGGTTGAGAGGCCGCGCCCGAGGTCGGTGATCGCGCGCTGCATCGTCCTCACGCCCTTCTCGAGGGTCTCCAGGCCCGCGCCGCACTGCTCGCCGGCGAAGCCCAGCTCCGAGAGCGTCTCGACGCTGACGCCCGTCCGCTTCGCCATCTTGTCCAGGGCATCGCCGCTGGACTTGAAGATCTTGACGGCCGCCAGGAGGGGCAACAGGCCGGCTGTGCCGATCGCGGCGAATGCCCGCCCGATCCGCCGCACACCGGCACCGAAGGCCTTCAGCTTCTGCTGCGCGCGTTTGAGCACGCGCGTAAGCTGGTCGTCTTTGCCGAAAAGCTCGACGAAGGCCCGCCCGGCCCGGATGGCTCCACCGGCTGCCATGTGTGCATCACCTCACGCTGTTGGCCCACATCTCATCGAGCTTGGGCTTGTTCTCCGCGAACGCCGGCCCCATGTAGGGGCGGGCCGCGATCGATACTTTCCGCAGGCAAGCGGGCAGCCCGCTCAGGCGCCGCTTGCTGCGCAGGTCGGCGCGCTGCCACCGGCCGTATTTCCTGACTTCGAGGATGCGGATGGCGCCGCCCTCCTCGAGCACCTCGGGGATCGTGCCGCGCACGGGCCGGCGGTCCGGGCCGAAGAAGACCTGATTCGTCCTGATCGGGCCGATGATGACGTTCTGCCGCTGCGGCTCGTAGGCGAAGAAGATGCGGCGCTTCAGGTCGCCCGTATGGCTGCTCGGAGGGCTTCCGGGTGCGCTCGATGCCTTCCGCTTGCGAATGCTGAAGCGTGCCGTCCGGCGCACGTAGGCCCCGAACTGGGAATGCACGCGGCGCATGGCGCGGTCGACGGCATTCTGGACCGCCGGCTTGTCGAAGAACATTCGTGTCACGCGCGCGTTGAACATGGGGGAAAACGCCGAAAGGTGAAAGCTGGAAAGCTGGAAAGTTGAAAGTCGAAACGCGGACGACCGGGAGCCGGAGATCAGTCCCTTGGCATCCAGTGCCAGGTGTTGGGCTGCCGGTAAATTGGGTCATAGAACGGCACCGACACCCGCTCGTGTTCAAAAGCATCTGCGGATTGTGGGCTGCAGCGCGGACTGCGAAACACCCAGAGGCTCACGTAATTCTCATTACCTTCCGCATCAAGTGGAAAGCCCAAACAGCTCTCGGTGACGATCGCTGCGAGAATGCCTTTGTCGGGCGTGATGTAATGAACGATTTCACCGAGTCGAGGATATCGCCCACCTCGCAGGCGTGGATTGTGTGTGACCATCGCATGGACTCCTGAAGCAATACAGTTGAAAGATCTAGATTCCGCGGCCCACCGCGTTTCGAGTTCAGGGCGCCCGGATGCGGGTGAGGATGGCCACGGCGCCCGCAGCGCTCGTCTGCCATGATTGCTTCTTCTTCATCATGCGCTCCCTGGCCTCTTGTCAACGAAGACTTTCAGAACCGAAATGTCGTGCCCGAGGTTCATCTTCTCCTCCCGCCGGCCGCCGGCTTTGGGGAGGCAATCCTCCGGCTCCAGGGGGCCCTTCTTCGGGTCGCGGTGGCAGTTGGCGATGAGCGCCATGAGCGAGCTCGTCTGCGCCCATTCGAACTCATGCCGCGCATCGGCCATGTCGAGGAGCTCGCGGAGCGTCAGGGGGAGCGGGTCGACGCCGGCGATGCCCGCGCACTGCCAGATGAGCTTCCAGGCGTCCGCAGCGCTCGATCGAGCTCCTGCTCCAGCATCTGATCCAGCCGGCCCGAGTCGATCTCCGCGATCACCCGGTCGGCCACCTTCTTCTCGAGCTGGTCGATCTTCTCCAGCAGGCGGCGAAGCGCTGCGCGCTTCGCTTGTGGGAAAAAATCGATGAGCTCTCCCAGCAGCGCCTCGACCGCCTTCTCCAGCACATCGCCGCCCAGGGCGGCCCCGAACTCCTCATCGGTCACCTGCTGCGCATCGGCCTGCGGCTTGATGAGCACGTAGAGCACATCGCAGAGCGTCACCGGATCGTCGATGAGCTTCTCGAGGACCTTGCTGCCCTCGATGATGCCGAGGAGATCCACGTCCAGCGCGCTGCGCACCTGCTTGATGGCGCTGACGTTGATCATGATGTTCCAGGTGCGGTCCGTTGTATCCTTGAACGTCTTCATCGTCGCGATCTCCCGCCCCCGGAAGTCGTGCTCGCGGGTACTGCGGGGCGCAATGTGAGCCGTGGATCAGGGCGTCGAGTCGTAGAGGATGCCGACATCCAGCGTGGCCGTCGCGGTCGAGCCGGCCTGGGAGGCCTGGATATTCCCGACGACCGTGCCGACCAGCGGGTTGGCGATGCTCAGGTTGTCGGCCCAGAACCATGCTTCCGATTGCACCAGATCGACGGAGAGTTCCGTTACGGCACTCTGCTGGAAACTCAGGTGCCCGCGGGCATTGGCGAGCGCGCCGATGGCGACGAGGACGGCGCCATCGAAATCCGTGTCGATGACCACCTGCTCGGCGGCCGTGATCGCGGTGTCCACGGCGGGCAGGACGTCGCCCGCACCGCCGCTGAACGTAACATCGTTGCCGACGACGTTGTCGACATCGACGTCATAGCACCGGCCGCCATCCCAGTAGATGTCGATCACATCGCCGATCTCGAGCGTGGTGTCGGTGATGGTGAGCACGCCGGTCGTGTCGGTCGTGCGCGTGCTGAGCGTGCCGGCCTCGGCGACCGGCAGGGTGATGGGGCCGTGGCGAATGCCCCCATCGGCCGACCGCGAGAGCGTCGAGTTGAGCGGTGCGCCGGCGATCTCACCTGCAATGCTGAGCTGGCTGTTCATGATCGTGCTCCGCCCCCGGCGCCCGGAGCGGGGGAAATCTGCGGTTTGCGGCCACGTGCGATGGCCCCCACTTCCGGGGGCCGGGGGGCTATGCGCCGATCCAGCTCGGCGGCGTGGCCGAATAGGTGACCTTCACGCCCACGGAGACCATCTGCCCGGCTTCGAGCGGCTCGGCGCGCGAGAAGGTGAAGACCTCGAAATCCGCCTGGAGTCCCTGGCCACCCGGGGCGTCGAGAATCTGCAGGCCGATCATGGCATCGCCGAACCAGGCGTTCCTGATGGCGACGAATCCCGCATCGGCGGTATCCCAGACCATCTCCCACTCGACGCTGCCGCTCTTGAGCGCGCCGACGAGCGCCTTCCAGCCGGCGTTGCCGCGGGTGGTGAAATCCGCCTCGCCCTTCTCCATCGAGAGCGTGAGGTCTCTTACGTTCGCATCCTCGATCCACGAGCCGCCGGCACCTTGGCCGCCGACCTTGTAGTTGAGCACGGCTTCGAAGCCCATTCGCTTGGCCATGGGTGTCACTCCTCATTCATCGCAGCGCGCGGTAGGTGCACCGCACGATGCTCGTGAACACCCGTCGCTCGCCCAGGTGGTCCGGGGCATAAATCGGTTCGGTCTTGATGGCCACGAGGACGGCGTCGACCGGGCTCGCCAAGTGGCGAGTGCCGGGGGCCGCCAGGTGGTCGTGGATGGCCTCGACGAGGGCCACGAGGGCATCGAGCGTTTCGAGGCTGGCGGGATCGACCTTCTGCTGCACGCCGATGTCGATGCCATAGTCGTGCTGCTGCTCATGCCGGGTCGCGCTCGTCTCGTCGTCATCGCGCACCGCAACGGAGACGCGGAGCTCATCGAGCTCGCCCTGGAGCTTGAAGTCCACGAGATAGCGCCGCGCGGCCTCGAACTCGCGGTCGAACTCGCCGGCGTTGATGAGGGCGACGACGGCATCGGCGATCTGGATGATCTTCGCGCTCATGATGCACTCCCGGAAGGTTCAACATCTTGTCCCCCACGGGGGCCGCCGACATCCGGGGGTCCGATGCGCAGGGGAGGGATCCGCGAGTCGCCAGGCGCCCCGGATCGGTCCGCCCAGTACCTCATCCAATCGCGGGCCTCCCGCTCCATCTTCACCACATCGCGCATCGCGTCTTTGAGGCACTTCAGCGCATCGGTGTTCGCCGCGATGACCTCCGCCTCCCGGCGGTTGGCCGCGAGGAGGTGGCGGATGATCCATACGAGGATGGCGAGCAGCATTGCCGCAAAGCCGGCGAAGCCGTACTTCACGATGGGATCCATGAGGACATCCATCACGCAGCCCCCGATCCCACGAGCTTGGTGTGGATGCGCAAGGCGCTGCGTCCCGGGTCCATGTAGCGCCAGGCCGGCTCGCCTGTTCCGGGGGCCATGACCTCGTAGGTGAGGGTCATGGCGTTGATGGTGACATCGATCTGGTC